AGCTCTCCCATTGTTCGCGCGATAAATTAATTTCAAGAAGGCGTTTTGCCCAATATGGCGTAATTTCTCTGTAATCTTCCGTTTTAACGCACGACCTGGTCATTTCAAACCATTTTTTATTAAGAGATAATTGTAAGTTTCCGTTATATTTATCGCTTTCAGTCATCTTTTCAATATTTTTTTAACTCTCACAGAGCAAACACTGTATTTCAAACATGTCTCCTTCAAAACTGCTTCAAATTCAGGATGGCTCAGCATTGGATTACTTTTGTTTTCAATGTTAATCTTTAGCCTTTCAGCTATTTCATTACAAACAATTTCAGTTCGTTTTGAAAATTTTGAATCGTTATTTGCACCTTCAAATAATCTTCCGATTAAAAAATCATCAGTCATCACTAGGCGTTTGCAAGTTATTTTTTGATGTCTAGTTCCCATTATTTCCTTAAGTTTTATATAGTATTGTAGGTTCAATTACCTTTATTTAACCATCTTACATAATCTTCATAATCAATTATGCAAATCAGTTTATTAGATTTCTTGTACTCGCTAGCCTTAGATGATGCCCAATTAATAAAATCGTAGAGGTGGCAGTCTGAGCCACCTCTTTTTAAGAATTCTTCATAAACGGGCTGCAAGTGCATTTAAAATTCTTAATTTGATTGGGTCTTTCATAAATTCCTCTATTTTATCAGCAGTGCATCCCATTTCTACAAATTCAGCTATTAATTTTTCGCGCTGTTCTAATGTGCAGTTTTCCATAATCCTTTATTTTTTAGATCGGCACCGTTGCTTTCTCTCTATACAAATATACGCTTAATTTCTGATATTGCAAATAAATTGCGCAAATATTAGCAATTATTTTACAATAAAGTCTTCAAATATCGGTTTTTGCCTGTGGATATCGGTTTTTGCCTTTACTGTTTAACATAATTAATTTAAGTTACAAATATTTTTTAATTTTGTGAAGCGATTTAATTTTAGTAACAATTTTATCCGGGGTGCTATCTTTTAGTAGATCAATTAAAAAAGAATTTGAATCAATTGTAGCTGTGTGAGCCCAACCATCTGTAATCAATTCGTCGTGCCGTTTTTTGCTCTCATCGCTAAACCCAATAGCTTTTAAATTGCCATTTTTTGAGTAAATAAATAGGATTGAATCAGTCATTTTCAATATTTTTTAAGTGGTTTAAAATTACATCTATCGCCTCACCTAATAATTTTGGTTCTGGCATCTCAATCTCTGCACCTCTTCGCCAATTTTGGTAGTATCCTAGTAGGTAGTTTGCTGTAGATTCATAGCTTTAATGTTAATTGATAATTCATTTTCCAATTCATCACACCAGTTTTTACCCTAATTAAATCTTCGAAAACATTATCCGTACACCAGTGCCCACATTCAAAGTGGAATATAGAGCCAACAACTTTTTTTAGTTTAAAAACAGTGCCTGTTGGTGTGTACTGGTATTTTTCTCCTATAAAAAATGGTGCCATGTTTTTAGTTTAAAAAAGTGGTATGTTATCAATTCCCATAAACCTATTTACATTGGGCTTATTCCAATCTTCAATGTGTGTTAAGCTTCGATTATGTCTAAACTGAATAGTTCCGCATTCGCCTCCCCTATGCTTTGCTATAATCAATTCGCCATAACCATCAGTATTTATTTGCAATCCATCAAATTCAACGGTTTCTAAATCATAATAAGCAGGTCGCCAAATAAACATAACAATATCGGCATCTTGCTCAATAGCTCCAGACTCCCTAAGATGCGATAATAATGGCTTTTTGTCGGTTGTTTTTTCCACCTCTCTACTGAGTTGAGCAAGAATAATAATTGGAATATCAAGCTCCTTTGCCAACTTCTTTAATTCGGTTGTTGTTTTAGCTACTGACTGTTCGCGGTTCATTCCGTGGTATGTCATATCCATAATCTGCAAATAATCAACTATAATCATATCACATAAACCTTTTTTGTGCAATAGTTTAGAGTTTGCCGAAATATACCTCAAATCACAACTGGCTTTGTCATCAAATGAAATAGGCAAAGAGTTTAGCAATTGAACACTTTGCTCAATCTCTTTCAAATCGGCTTGATTAAGATTGCCTTTTTTGTAATTTGATGGGTCGATGGTTGTATTTTTATGAATCATTCTATCAAGTAAGCTCTCTCGACTCATTTCGAGAGAGTAAACGCAAATATTTTTATCCCCACTTTGAGCTGCTGCAATTGCGAAATGTAAAAGCAAAGCAGTTTTCCCCATGCCTGGTCGTGCTGCCAAAACTATCAATTGATTTTTGCCCCATCCAGTTGTAGTATTATCAAGTCGAGTCAATCCAGTTGGTATTCCGTCAATTGTTCCGCTATCAAATTTATCTTTGCGGTCGTAAATGTTTTGTAAGGCCTCTGGCATTATCTCATCAAGTCTTTTCATACCACTTTGAGTAATCTGGTTAGAAATAGATTCTAATTGAGCCATTGCAGTCACATAGACATCCATTACATCAACTATCTTGCCGCTTGCTAACATTGATAGGTTCTGAGTAAAAATAGTGGCTAGTTTGCGCTTAAAATAGAATTGATAGATAATTTGAGCATGAAAAACTATGTGGGCACAGCTAGCAACCTTTGAGGCTAAATGTGTAACATACATAAAACCGCCTATTTTATCTAAATTACCCGACTGCATCAAAGCATTACAAAGTAAAACCATGTCGGATTTTTTGCCAGCGTCATATAATTTCAAAATGTGATCAAAAATTATACGACACCTTTCATCTTCAAACATCTCTGGTTTAATTATCTCAATTATTTCTAAAATAGCATTAGGCTCTATAATCAAAGCTCCAGTTACTATTTCCTCTGTTTCTAGCGACGAAGTGCTGTTCATAATATTTTGTTTCTGTGGCCAACCCTTGCAGGTGTGCCTTGTTTAGCTTCTGTTTTTTCTCTCTCAATAGCTCCGCCTATCCAAAGCGAAAAATGTTTAGCGAACTCGTTTAGCGTAGCAGTTTCTTTTTTGGAGTTTTTGCGCCACGTTGCAAAGATTGGCAAGAATTTTTTAGGGTCTGGATGTCTGGTTTGTTCGTGAATTGAATTTAACCAGCTTTCGTCTTTTCCTGAATATGTAACAAACATATCAACTGTGATAGTTTCAGATTGAGAAATAAAAGGCGAAGTAGGCAGATTTAAGTTTGGTAAGTTTTCCTCTTCTACTAATTGGTTTATTGGTTTATTGTTATTTGTTAATTGTTTATCTATACTACTAATGCTTTCGCCTGTGCTTTCACTTTGCTTTGTCGTGTGCTTTATCAATGCTTTATCAAGAGCTTTATCAAGTGCTTGATCAATATTTGATAGGGCGATTATGTTTGAGGAGTACTGATTCTTTGATTTTTCAATAAGCACGATAAAGCCAAAAGAAATTAAATCATTTAAGGTGTTTATGTATGTATTATAAGACCTTATTCCAATAGCCTCTTTCGCCATTGTTGTAGGTAGTCCAAATCGCTCTTTCCAGCCAAGGCGATTGCAATGTTCTATGCAGAAAAAATAAAGAGCTGAATGGTTTGGGTTTATTTTTTCTGGATTCTCAAAGCACCAATCGAACCATTTCCTACTTAAATTATAACTACTAATATTTGCCATAATATACAAAAAAATAGGCACTCATCCTTTGAGGGTAGGAGACCTCGCTGGATAAATGCCTTGTTTAAATTTCTTCACAGCTCCTACACTGTTTTTACTTCACAAAGATAGCAACAAATTTCAATAACCAACCACAATTGCGCCTAAAAAGGCAGTTTGTTTTTGTTAATAATTTATATTAATTAGGCGCATTGCGTCTATATCCATGTTAGCGGTAATTATTCCACCAACAGATAGATATACAGATTCTTGCTTTTCCATCCTTTTACATATTCTCTTGCTCTTTCAAGTGTCGGTAATATTACACTAAGTTGTATTAACGCTTCGTGTTCGTGTGATTCTTCAAACACAACATAACTACCGCTAACAGCACCTAAACAAGATGGCTGGTTCAGTTCTTCGTTCATAGCTTTGTGGTCTCTTTCATCCATTGTTCTTCGTATTAAAGTTTCGAGGTATAATCAGCCACCTCGTTTAGCTACAAACCGTTAGGTGCTAGGCTGGGATACCGTCCACTCCGACAATTTAGCGTCAACAATATTCTTTAGTTCTTCTACTTTAGAAATTGGAACCCTAAACGCTTTTGTTGTGGTTGGCTCTCCGTATTTCGATTTGGCTCCCGAACCTTTTCGAGAGCCGCCTTTTTTTGACTTATTCATTGCAGTATGCTCTATTGTAGGCTATAATTATATCCTTAATTTCATACCTTGATCCGAAATTAGACTTAATGTAGCGAATAGCCATTAATTTATCAATAGCTTCAAATCTATTAAGTAAAAGAGATACAATAATATTCTGTTTGAAAGT